GGGACCAAAGAAGAGGCCCAAGCCTTTATTGATAACCAAGCTTTCGGTAAAATCATAGAGCGTAAGGTTAATGAAATGCAGGTTTCCGCAGTGGCTTGCGGTTGGATACTCCAGGAAGACGTATCTCCCTTTGAGCCATATACTTCCCGGTATCCCTTCCATAGGTTTATAGCTGAATTTGCTCCAAACGCTGAGACTGAAGATCTCAGGGTACAAGGAATAGTTCGCGCGCTGAAAGATCCGCAGAAAGAGAAAAATAAAGCAAAGTCTCAGAATCTACATATTCTAAATACTCAGGCCAATAGCGGGTGGATTGGAGACGAAGATGCCCTAACGGATCCGGGGTGGGCAAACCTGGAGAGTTTAGGGTCAAAGCCCGGGATTACAGTTAAAAAGAAAAAAGGCTCAGAGCTTAGAGAGATCCAGCCGAAAGGACCGAATGTCGGGATGTTACAAAGAGAGAATAAAGCGGAAGAGGAATTTATTAAGGTTTCATTGATAAACCCCGATTTAATGGGTATCCAGGAAGGCACAGCTTCAGGCCGGGCGATATCATTGCGTATTAAGCAGGCAATCCTCGGGCTGTCTTCTTTGTTTGCTAATTTCCGGTATTCCCAAGAAATCCTGGGTAATTTCATGCTGGAACTTATACCTCTTCTATTCGATGGTAAAAAGATTATACGTACTATAGGCCCGGATTATATGGCAAAGGCTTTAGATAAAGAGAAATACCCGGGTGGATTAAAAGAAGGGAACATAGAGGCATTTCTTACTATGGTTAAGGATCATAAATATGATACGTCAATTACAGATGCCGGGCACAATGAAACGATGAGATTTGAGATATTCCAAGAGCTTTCAGAGCTTTTGAAGGGCGGAGCGCCGATTCCTATTGAATTACTTATAGATTATATGGATCTTCCTAATTCTCAGGAAGTGAAAGATAAAATAAAAGAATACCAGCAAAGGCTGGCTGCCGCGGCAGCAACCGCGAAAGGCGCTCCGGGAGCCTGATATCCCGGGATAAAAAGAAGGTTGTATGGCAGATATAGTAAAGATTAACGAGAAACTGGCGAAAGGGGAAGCTTTAACGGCAGAGGAAACGAAAGAAGTAATGAGCATGCCTAATGCAGAAGGCGCTGTTGTTGAGGTTGATGAAGACGATAAGATTGACTGGAACGAGGCCGAAGATCTGGGTCCGGATGGTAAGCCGATTAAAAAAGAACCGGACAAGACTAAAGAAGAGCCCAAGAAAGAAGAGAAGAAAACCCAAGAGCCGGCCAAACAATCCGAAGAAAAACCGAAAGAAACACAAACTCCGCCAAAAACCGAGCCGGAGAAAGAAGATATATTTGTGAGGTTGGAAAGAGAACTTGCCAAGCCGGACGGCCAGGAAGATCTGAGCAAGTATACTGAACGGGAAAAGGCATATTTTCATCAGATGAAAAGGGATAGGAAGGCAAAGCAAGTGGCAGAGGAAGCCAGGGATGCTGCGCTGTTTAGGGAAATAAAGGCAAAGAAAGAGCCGGAGAAAGAGACACCTCCGGAAGAAGATATCATTACAAAGCTGGAAAAGAAAGACCCTACGGACTTTCTTACAGTAAAAGAAGTTACAGAGATAGTTAAAACCCTAAAAGCTGAGAAACCTAAACCATCTGCGGCATATCCTGATGGCATGTCTCCAATGAAAAGAAGATTTTTAATCGCTTGCGAGAAGGAAGCCAGACAGGGTAAGGAAGACTGGGATGAGGTTACGGAACTATCGGAAGAACTTATAAAGAATAACCCGGAGTATCTTACCCAGATAGCGCAAGCTATGGTAGATGGAGAGAACCCGGCAGAAAAAACATACCAGCTGATAAAGGCTGATAAAGATTTCAAAACCCTTTTGCCGGTTGCTCAGGCAAGAGTTCAAGCCAGGCGCAAGCCTGCAACTACCCAGGAGAAAACTCCTGAAGAAAAGGCCAAAGAGCAAAAGGCCAAGGAAGCTGAGGACGCTTTGGAGAATAATGCTAATAAAACAAAAACGACAGCGCATGCTGCAGGCGGTGGGGCCGGCGGGGCGGAAAACGTAGAGGCTATTGATGGCTACAAAATAGAAGAGATTATGAAAATGAGCGATCTAACGTTTTCTAAGTTACCCAAGGCAACCCGAAACAAATTCCTGCAAAAGTACGGATAAAAGGAGGCTATTATGGGCTTATCATTAACAGCTGCTGGGTTGAGGCCAGAGTTATGGCGCAAGCAGTTATTTGCCGATGTTCGCGATAACCTCTACATGGAAAGATTTATGGGGTCTTCTGAGCAGAGCATGATTCAAGAGCTCGAGGATCTAAAAGCCAAAGCCGGGACGAATGTTAGCTTTGGTTTGGGCATGAAGCTTTCCGGTAGTGGTACAACTGGAGATGACGAACTTGAAGGTAATGAAGAGATAATGACCGATTACGATGAAGATTTGGCGGTAGACCAACTCCGCCATGCAGTACGCCTTAAAGGCGAAATGGATGAGAAAAAATCAGCTTACAATATGAGAACCTCTGCCAAGGCAAGGCTTTCTGATTGGTGGGCTGAAAGGTTAGATCAGGAAATCTTAGATAAATTGTGCGGTAAGACAACTTCTACTTTCTCTAATACACCTACGGCAGCGGCAGCGACCAGAACGATATATGCCGGTGGACAGAGTTCGGTAGGAGATATTACCTCGACAATGAAAATGGATACGAAGATCCTTGATGCCGCAAAAGAAATGGCCAAGTTAGCTGCTCCCAAAATACGTCCGCTAGTTGCCGGAGGTAAAAGGTATTATGTGGTTATACTGCATCCTTATGATGCCACAGCTTTAAGGCAGGATCCGGTATGGAACCAGGCCCAGAGAGAAGCCGGAGTAAGGGGCGATGATAACCCGATCTTTTCAGGAATGTTCGGAGTCTATAACGGTTTAGTTATTCATGAGCATGAATACGTCTACCGTACCAATGACGGCAGCGACAGCGCTTATGTTTCAAGGAATATACTTTGCGGGCAGCAAGCCGGGGTATTCGCTTGGGGCAAGCCGGTCAAATGGGTAGAGAAGAGTTTTGACTTCGGTAATAGCTGGGCAATTTCTTGCGGTGCTATATTCGGCACAATCAAGCCCATCTTTAATAGTTTGGATTATGGCGTAGTTACCATGCTAGCCGCATCAGCCGCCGCGAGTACTTCCTGAAGCAGCTGATTATTTAGGGGTAAGAATATAGCCCCGGTGCAATCCCGGGGCACCTTTAAAAGGAGATAATTATGGGAGCAGTAACAGGTACTTTAGCTTATTCAACCCAGCTGGCGGGTAAGAGATTAGCAATTATTACGGCTACCTTAGCCGCGACTAGCGACACGATCACTCTTACAACGGCTACCCATGGAATACGTACGATTTATGGGGTATTTGCTAATATCGAGACCGGCATGGGTGCAAATTTCGCAACTCTTCAGGTAAGTTTTAGCGGTTTAGTGATTACAATAGTTTCTTTGAACGCCGCCGGCGCAGCCGCGACCAGTTTCGGAAACATCCGGTTGCTTTGTGTAGTAGATTAAAACTGTTAAACCATGCGGGGCAGATAGCCGCCCCATTTCGGGGCGGCGGCTCCAAATTAACAGGAGGCTTTAATGGGTTATACAGAAAATATCAGGCCTAGAGGTTTTTGGCAGAAGGGCCTCTATGATCTACTTTACTCTCTAGTAACTAATTTCAATTCGGTACTTACGAAGCTTGATGCTGATGCCGGGGTTGCAGACGAAGACTATTCTTCTACGTTGGCGATAACCTCTCCTACTATAGGCAAAACCTACGGTAAGGACGTTACTCCTAACGGAATGATATTAGGGGATGTGGTTTCGTTATGCAAACAGCTGCGTACGAATTTCAATGCGTTAATGGATAAGCTGGCAGCCGATGGCACAGTAAACGGCACAACCGTATTTACTTCATTGAAGGCAGGTGCTTCTGCTTATTTGATTGATACTTATGGCGCTGATGTAATGCAGCGCGGCGCTCATCAGGGCGCGTTTGTGGATTACCTCGACTGGATAGTGGACAAGTTTGATACTTCTTTAGCTTTGCTTGATACCGATAGCGGGGTAAGCGGAGAGGATTACGTATCGCTTTATGCGATTAGTGATATAGTAACCGAACAGAGCTCATCCAGTAGCAGCTCCAGCTCAAGTTCCCGGAGCTCTAGCTCTTCCAGCTCTTCCTCTTCAAGCTCTTCCCGGTCCAGTTCCAGCTCATCAAGCTCAAGAAGTAGCTCTTCCAGCTCCAGCTCCAGAAGCTCATCGAGCTCAAGCAGCTCTTCATCGAGTTCTTCGAGCAGAAGCTCAAGCTCCTCGAGCAGCAGCTCGTCCAGCAGAAGCTCATCATCTAGTTCCAGCAGCTCCTCGAGCCGCAGCAGTTCATCATCTAGTTCCAGCAGCTCATCGAGTAGCTCAAGCTCTAGAAGCTCTAGTTCATCATCGAGTTCCAGCAGCCGTTCCTCCTCGAGCAGCAGCTCGAGTAGTTCGTCAAGTAGGTCCAGTTCTAGTAGTAGCAGTTCTCAATCAGTAGGATAAGGAGGTAACCAATGGGAAGAATACAAGGATTAGCCGAAAGCGGCCTTCTCACAGGTAATATCCTACTGAAAACCGGCGCAGGTTATGTATTCTCTATAACAATAGGGTATACAAACGTAGTGGCCGGTACTAGGCTTTACCTGAGAGACGGCTTGGATGGGATAGCACCCATAGAGGTTGTGTTTATAGTTCCCGGTACAGACGGCACAACCGTCCATGGTACGATTAAGAAAGAATGGCCCCAGGGAAAAGAGTTCGGCACAGGGATTTATTGGGACGAAGGAAGTGCCGGCGGGGCGGATAGATCGTTTGCGGAAATTACTTACAAGTAGACAATGCCCGGGGGTTATGCCCCGGGCTGTATTTATATGATAGAATGCCCGGGATGTAAGCAAACATTAAGTTCTAAGGGAAGAATCTTCAATGATGAAATATATCCTTGTGAGATATGTGAACAGGTATGGGTAAAAGTGGGGACAAAGATAATGAGTTCATCCGAATATAATGAACATTGTGGGGAGTTAAATTCATGATAAATTTATTTGAGCCGTATGTACCAAAGGAAGCTATCGAGGCGGTAACAGATACTTTAAGGTCCCGCTTTATAGGCCAGGGTCCCAAGGTGGATCAATTCGAGAAAGACTTTGAAAAGCTTTTTTCTGTACCCCATGCAGTTGCGCTTAACTCCGGCAGCGCGGCCTTGGATACTGCTTATGAACTTATAGGGCTGAAAGAGGGAGACGAGGTTGTATCTACTCCTTTGACTTGTACCGCGACTAACTTGCTTTTATTAAGGCGCGGGGTAAAAATAATCTGGGCAGATATATTACCGGATACGCTTTGTATAGATTTTAATGATGTAGCGAAAAAAATAAACTCAAAAACAAAAGCCGTAGTCCAGGTACACTTGGGCGGGATCAGGGCTGAGGTAGGAAGCTGTTGGTTTGACCATAGAAAAATCCCGGTAGTTTCCGATGCCTGTCAGGCCTTGGGTATCTTTGGCGGAGATTATACTTGTTTCCCTGGAACGACACGAATATTTACTAAAAATGGATTTAAACGGATTGATAGAATTAAGATAAACGATGAAGTGCTGTCAGAAGATAATTTATATCATCCCGTAGAAGATGTTTTAAAAAGAGACTATAGAGGTGATTTAGTAAGAATAAAAGCTGGTCAAATAAAAATTGTCTGTACAGGCAATCACCCTATCAAAGTTTTTCGTAATGGAAAAGATATTTGGATAGAAAGTAAGAATATTTTGAATACTGATTCTGTATATGTAATGACTAAAAAATGTCAACGATGCGATAATTTAGTTCCTATATATGGAAATATATGTAGAGAATGTTTTATAAAATCTGATTATCATATTCAAAAAAGGTTAAAACTTCAAAAAATTAGAAAACATAATAGACCAACCTCAAGGCTTGAACATCATTATAGGGATGTTTCGCCGTATATTGACGAATTTAAGAAAAATGGCTATCGAATTATTCCAATCATAAAAGCACTTCCTGATTTTATAGCGATAAAAGACAATAGAATTATAGCGGTTGAAGTAGAATCTTGTACGACCGTAAGATTAGGAAAGTCAAAAAAATATCATAACTTAGGCAGTGATAATTATGACGATGTTATTTGGATAACTCAAAAGAAAAAAAGAGAAGCCAAGAGGTATCATTATGAAATTGTTGGTAATTTGGCTAGAGTACCAATTACATCTATCTATTGTAATGAACGAAAAGACAACAAAAAAGTTATTGTTTATAATCTTACTATTAAAGACAATCCAACTTTTTTCGCAAAAGGAATTTTGGTTCATAATTGTTGCTCTTTCCAAGCCATAAAGCATATTACAACCATAGACGGGGGGATGATAATAACCAAGAGCGCGGAAGATGCCCATAAGGCTAAGCTGCTGCGATGGTTTGGAATAGACCGGGTAAAGAAGATAGCAAACAACTGGCAGGCTTATCAATGCAGGAAAATGACATTTGATATAGAGTTACCCGGGACCAAGCGGCATATGGCAGATGTAAACGCAGCCATGGGTATAGTTGGGTTAAAGCATTATGATGAGGTTATAGCGTATAGAAAAAATCTGTTTGATATATATAAACAAAGGCTATCGAATGTACCCGGAATAGATTATGTGGTAGACGGGAAAGATAATACTTACTGGCTCTGTACGGTTGTGGTAGAGCGCCGGGACGATTTTGCCAGGATGCTTTTCGAGGCGGATGTAGATACCAATGTAGTACAGGTGCGC